TTAACCGAAGAGGGTAACATACCCGTGCCAATGGGTGAGTACATTCTTGAAGAGGGCTTAAAAATTAAGGTAGATGAACAAGGCGTTATCGTTGAAGTTGAAACCGAAGGTGCCGAAGAAATCGAAGAAGTTGAAGCCAAAGATATGGTGGAAAAAGAAGAAGAGGATATGATGGGCAAAGATAAAATGGAGGCTAAAATGCCAAAGAAAATTATCAAAACCAAAACCGAAATGGAAGAGTCGTATTTTAACAAATTTGATGCCCGTTTAAGTGCAATCGAAAGAACCAACGAAGATTTAAAAGCCGTTAATGTTCAACTTTCCGCCGAGAACGAAGAACTTAAACGCCAATTAAACGAAACCCCCGCCGAGCATACCAAATTCAATCCCGATGCGGAAGTAAAAAGAGATTTCCAATTCAAAATTGGTGCAAAGCGCAACGAGACCATTCAAGACCGAGTATTCAATTCATTATTTTAAAAAACCTACAAAAATGTATAATCGTAAAATCAACCTATCTGGACCAACTATTTCCCCAAATACATATGCGGGTAATTTTGGCAACAAGTACATCGCAGCCGCTTTGCTTTCAGGCGAAACTTTGGCGAAAGACCTTATCACCGTTCACCCGAATGTTGCTTTTAAGCAAGTAATTCGTAACTGGCAGAATTCAATCGTTGTTGCCGATGCAACTTGCGATTTTACCGATGGCAGTTCAGTGACTTTGGGCGAATACGTTTTGACCACCACCGAGAAGCAAGTTAACTTGCAGTTATGCAAAAACAATTTGCGTACAACTTGGGAAGCGGCACAAGCGGGATTCTCTGCTTACGAAAAATTACCCGCATCATTTGAAGAGTTCTTGTTGGCTCAAGTAGCCGCTGAGGTTTCTCAATCAATCGAATTAGGTATATGGAAATCAAACCTTTTCTATGATTCAGCGGTAACTGCTGGGCAAGATGGTATGTTCGGTTTCCTTGCTGATAATTCAGCGATTTCAGTAACTGGGACTGGTGCAACTGACCAAACAAACGTCGTTGCTCGTTTACAAGCGATGTTGGCGGCTTCCCCCGCTGCATTGTATGGCAAAGAAGGTTTTGCTTACTACGTTGGACCATCAACTATGAAGGCTTACCAAGCAGCGTTGGCCGTTGGTAACTTCAACTTCCAATTCTTTGTTGGTGAGAAACCAATGAACTTTAACGGTATCCCCGTTCATATGTGTCCAGGTCTTAACGACTTCGATTGTGTGTTAGGTTTGAAATCTGACCTTCATTTTGGAACGGGCTTATTGAGCGACACCAACGAAGTTAAGTTGATAGATATGTCGGACATCGACGGTTCTCAGAATGTTAGAGTAATTCTGCGTTTTACTGGCGGTATCTTGGCTACCAACCCGACTCAACAAGTAATTCTTAATATTGCTTAATTAGTCTTTATAGATAAATTTAACAAGGGGGAGGGGATTGCCCCTCCCTTTTTTATAAAACAAAAATATGGCTTGTAATACATTAGCAAATAGATATGAACCTTGCAAGGAATTTGCGGGAGGTTTAAGAGGCGTGTTTTTAGTACCTTATGCATTTGGTGACGTAGTGTCAAAGGATGCAAGTGGACTTGTAACATCTATCAATAACGGGGCAACACCTACGCCCGTAAAAAGCACGGCTTACTTTTTCGAATTGAAAGGGTTAAGCACCTTAGAAATTAGCGGAGCAACGTCAAGAGATAACGGCACAACTGCCTACACTCAGACATTGACTTTGTCATTAAAGCCAAGCGGAAGCACACCAAACCAAGCGGATAGCGATGCCGAATTATTCGACACGTTGACTAAAGGGCGTTGGAGGGTAATTACTTGGGATAGAAACAACGTGTTCACTCTATTGGGTGCCGTTGAAGGTATGGATGCCACCACCGACGTAGAGGCGTGGGGTACGCAAATGGGCGATGCTCGTTTGAATACCGTTACGTTAATCGGTATGGAAACTTTACCAAAAGTAATTGTTGATGCTGAAAGTTATGCCGATATGTCAACGGTTGTAACTATTTCCGCTTCCTAATATCGTTCGTTTTCCATTCATTAAGGGGGCTTTATGCCCCTTTTTTGATATATAGCAAACGAAGTTCTTGATTTGCGTTATTTAAATAATGGTTATCACATCGGCATCGACCGCCATATCGTTTTTCCCCTTTGTCACGTTTGATGACGTGACCACGGCAACGATTCAGGTGTGGCACAAAAACACAAAAACAAAGGTCACGGCTACCAATGCAGTAACTAAGGTAGGTTCAAAAGTTACTATTAATTTACCATCGCTTACGGCTATTTCAAACGTGGCCGAAGATTTGGACACTTTGTTAATTCGTGTATATTTAGGCAATGTTTTAAAGTGGGAATACGTTGCGACATTCAGTAACGAAAGCACCAATATAAATAGGTCATTTAAAGAATGGGAAGAGGTTGCAGTAGTAACCCCACAATGGATACAAATATGAGCATTAAATTAATACAATTGGCGAGTTACACTACACCCGCCGTTATAGAGCAAAAGAATAAGGAATGGGTTGAATACGGCGAGGATAACAATTACTACCAATATTTAATCGACCTATATTACGGAAGCCCGACCAACAATTCGGCCATTAAAGGTATCTCAGATATGATATACGGCGAAGGCTTGGAGGTGGTGAAAGCAGACCGACATTTGGCGGGTTACTTGGATTTGAAAAAGGTTTTCCAAGATGATACTTTGCGCAATTGCGCTATGGATTTAAAAATGTTGGGGCAGTATGCTTTGCACTTGGTTAAATCTAAAGACCGCAAAAAGTATGTAGCCGCCCACCATTGGCCAATCCAAACTTTACGCCCCGAAAGATGCGATGAAAATGGGGAAATAAGAGGTTATTATTTTGCACCTGATTGGTCAAAATTAAAGAGAGGCCAAAAACCAAAGCGATTTGATTCATTCGGATTTGATGAAAGCGCAACCGAATGTATTTTGGTGTGCAAACCTTACTCCACTGGTAACTATTATTTTTCACCCGTAGACTACCAAGGCGGTACGCAATACGCTAACCTTGAAATTGAGATTGCCAATTATCATATTAATAACATTATGAACGGCCTTGCCCCATCGATGTTAATTAACTTTAACAACGGGCAACCACCCGCCGAAGTTAAAGATATGATAGAGGCCCAAATTCAAAACAAATTCAGCGGTTCGAGCAATGCGGGTAAATTTATTCTTTCGTTCAATGATAACGTAGAATCCAAGGCGGATATCACACCCGTTCAGTTGTCAGATGCCCACAACCAATACCAATTTTTAAGTACGGAATCAAGCACCAAAATAATGGTGGCCCACCGAATTACATCCCCAATGCTTTTAGGGATTAAAGATAATTCAGGATTTGGGAATAATGCCGAGGAACTTAAGACCGCATCCATATTTTTTGATAACACGGTTATTCGACCTTTCCAACGCCTTTTATTAAACGGAGTTCAGAAGGTTATGAATTACAATGGTTACAACTTGGACATTTATTTCAAGACTTTGCAGCCTTTGGAGTTTACCGATTTATCTGGTAAGGTAATGGATGCCGAAACGAAAGAAAAGGAATACGGCTTTGCAAAAACCGAGATGGCAGAATCATTTACCGACTATCCCGAAAGTGCCTCAAACAACGCAAAAAGGGCGTTAAAATGGGTAATGGATAACGGGTGGGGGGATTGCGGCACAAATGTAGGCAAGGCAAGGGCGCACCAATTAGCAAACAAGGAACCCATATCCGAGGAAACCGTTAAGCGAATGGCATCATTTCGTCGGCACCAACAACATAAAGACGTACCATATACAAAAGGTTGCGGTGGATTAATGTGGGATGCTTGGGGTGGTGAAAGCGGAATAAGTTGGGCCGAGAATAAAGTTAAGCAATTAAATTTAAGTGCTGATAAACCCGAATTTACCGCCGAAGCGGAGTCGGATTGGTTGCAATATTTGGAAACTAAGGGCGAGGTAATCGGGGATGAGTACGAATTAATCGAAGAGGCAGTTGTAACCGATGCCGATAACGAGGGGGAATACAAGTTTTTTAAACGCTTTGCAGAACCCGAGGAAAAAAGCAAGGATGATAAGGGCGTATATTTAATTCGTTATCGTTACGCACCAATGCAAACGGCGGGGAATAGCCGTCAGTTTTGTAAAGATATGGTCGCAAATGCCAAATTAGGCGTAGTGTATCGACGTGAGGATATTGATACGATGGGTGACCAAGGTATAAACGGGCAATTTGCCCCAAGTGGAACGTCGACTTATTCGATATGGAAATACAAAGGGGGCGTTAATTGTCATCATCAATGGTATCGTTTATCTTATATGAGAAAACGCAAAGGAAACGGCGGAGCGTTTTTGCCGTTATCCCCTGAGGAAAAAGCCAAAGGCATAAAAGACATCCAAGACAATTACAAGCGTGTATCAAATCAAAGTGCGGATTCAGCGGGTGTACCTTTTGACCCACCAAGTTGGGATATCGCATCGACAAAAACCAAAGATTTACCAAACGGGGGTTCACTAAAAAATAAATAAGATGTACGTTAACGACAATGTCCTTTTAATAACTAAGGACCATTTATTCAAATACACCCAGTTGCAAGGCAACGTGGATATTGATAAGGTAACCCCATTTGTAAAGATTGCCCAAGATATTCAAGTTCAAGAAATCTTAGGCACAAAGTTGTATCGAAAGATTTTAACCGACGTTCAAAATAGCACCCTAACGGGCAACTATTTGTTATTAGTGAATGAGTATATCCAACCGATGTTGATTCATTACGCAATGTCGGATTTTATGCTATTTCACGGCTACGAAATCAGCAATGCGGGAATATTACGCAACACACCCGAAGGAACAAGTTTACCCGCCAAAGAGGAATTGGATTCACTTGTAAAACGCCAAAGGGATATCGCTGAAACCTACCGAACTAAGGCGGTGGACTATTTGAGTTATTACCCCCAACTTTTTCCCGAATACAACGCCGACCAAGAAAGCGGAATGTATCCAGACTCTAACCCCTCAAATTACGTTGGATGGAATCTATAAAAAAACCATACAAGCCCAAGGCCGATAAGGTGGAAAAACTTAGCAAGGTTTACGCCGAGTTAAAAAAGGATGCGCCAAAAGTTAGCCCGTTGTTTAAGGGTGTGGCAAAGGTCTTATTTATGGCCGTTTTATTTTCGTCTTGTTCGGCTAATTACCATTTAAAACAAGCGATTAAAAAGAACCCCAATATCATAACCGAAAAAGTAATACGCCAAGTAGATACTTTGATAATTAGGGATAGCGTTAAAACCGAACATACATACGTTACCAAATCAATCGACACCCTTATAATTGATAACGAGCATTTTAAAACTACGATTTACCGATACCACGATACCATTAAATTGGTTCAGGTGTTAAAAGCGGACACGGTTAAAATTACACAAAAGTATGTCGTGCCTGAGGTGGTTTACAAGCCGTGGTACGAAAAATATATGGGATTGTTGGGATTGGGCTTAATAATTTTAATTTTAGTCGGTTGGGTAACCAAAAAAATCTAACCCAAACGATAACCCAAAATCACGTTATTTATATATGAACCCATCTAACGCTACACTTTCGAGGTCATCGCCAAAAGGCGGAAAGCGTGGATGCTTATGCAAGGATGGCAATAGTTATAGCGTTAAGTGTTGCGATGGTACTTTACAAGCCCAAGGCATTGGTAATATTAGTGGCATAGCGGCCCCTATAATGATTCCTTATTATTGGGGGATTAGCAATACAACGGTAAACGCAAATCAAATTATTACATTGATTACCAGCGGCCAAGCAAACGTCGTGAATCAATACCCTAACGGCCAAATCGAATTGGCTTGGTTGGCGCAAGGGAAATTCTTGTGGTTTGCCTATCAATCAATTTACCCAAATAAAACGCGTTGGTTCAATACAATTTTAAATCAAGGCCACATTGGAGGGGTTGGCGATTTATTTGGGCAGCCTACACAATTTGATTTAATTACACCAAATTATTCCCAAGTTTTTAAATTTTACGTTTCGCAATATGCCACCACTACGAGCGGCACAATGTTATTATTAGAGGAATGAGCCAAGTTTTAAACGTCAATTTTACCCCTGAATTAAACAAGCCACTGGATGATAGGTACGGCGTGTATAATTCCGTAAATGCGGCCTTAATTGCTATACCACTTTATCGTAGATATTTAGGCTTGACCATAGGGGTGGGAACGCCCGTTCAAGAATATTGGTTCGAAGATGGTATAACCGATTCGGATTTAGTCACAAAATCGCTCGGAAGTTCTACCTTAGTAGGATTATCCGACGTTGACGTTACGAATTTATTAGATGGAAATATTATTGTTTACAACGCCATTTTAGATAAATGGGTAAACCAAGAAGGCGGCACGGTACCGAGCGGAACCTTGGATATTGATGGCGGTACTTTTTTAGAGCCAGGCGGCGGATTTTCATTTGATGGGGGAACTTTTAATTAAGTATTATGGCAATTAAATTAAGACGTGGACTTGAAGAGGAAAGGGTGACCATCTTGTTTGAACAAGGTGAAATCGTATACGTTACAAATACTAAAAAAGTATATATAGGGGATGGGTTGACCGTTGGAGGTAATTTGGTTACGGGCGAGGAATTATTATCAAAATTGGATGATGTCGTTTTAACATCCTTAGCCAATGGGAATTTATTAATTTACGATTCGACTTTACAAAAGTGGAAAAATATTGCACCAACCACAACCAACATTGCCGAAGGTACTAACCTTTATTTTACAGATACACGAGTATACACTAAGGTTAAAGCATCTCTTATCGCAGGTAGCAATACATCAATTACTTTCGATGATGCCTTACAAACGATTACAATAGCCTCTCAAGGCAATGTACAAAGCGTCAACACTAAAACAGGAGCGGTTGTACTTACGACTACTGATATTGCAGAAGGCACAAACGAATACTTTACCGCTGCAAGAGTTAGAGCCGTACTTTTAACGGGTTTATCTTTGGTTACAAATGCCGTTATTTCTGCGACGGATTCGGTGCTTATTGCATTCGGCAAGTTACAGGCACAAATTACCGCTAACCTTACGACTTTAACAAGCCACGTTGCAGATTTAAATAATCCACACGCAGTTACAAAGACCCAGGTAGGGTTAAGCAATGTTGCTAACGTAGACACCACAAACGCTTCGAATATCTCAAGTGGTACATTAGCTGACGCAAGGCTTACATCTGCCGTTACGCTGCAAGGAAACACCTTTAACGGCGTTAATCAGTTGGTTAAATTAGACGCAAGTGCAAAACTACCTGCAATAGACGGAAGCAACCTTACAAATTTACCTATTTCACCTTCAACGGGTGGAGACTTATACCTATTTTATAACTACTAATGGCAAACACATCACCCATATTCGCACTTGTACCCGAAACGAAGATAGTAACGGTTACGACTGCAACAACCGATAGAACGGGAGCGACTACTACTAACTTGGCAGAGTTACTAACCGCAGGAACTGACGGCACTAAAATCACTCAAATAGGCGCAAAGGTTGCAGGTACAAATACGGCTTGTTTGGTGCTTATATTTATTACTGATACCGCAGGGGCAAATCCTAAATTGTACGATGAATTAGCCTTGAACCCTATAACGGCATCGGCAACTGTTACATCTGAAAGAAGAGTAAATACATACTCTGACTTACAACTTAAAAGCGGACAAAAGGTTTTAGTAGGAACAACCGTAGCACAAGCCGCAGGGGTTAACATTTTTGCAATTAAGGGAGACTACTAATGGCAAATTTTGGTTTATTTCGTGGATTTAGCGAAAAATTATTTCAAGGAGAATTGCCTACAAGTTTAGGAATTATTGGTTCTCAAACTGTTTTTGATTTTATTGGTTTATTAGACACTTATCCAAATTCTGAAGCTGCGTTTTCATTAAGAAAATTAAGAGAGGCGTATAGTGGAAATTGCATAGAAGTGCGTAATGATAGTAATGTTCATTTAAATATAGGCTTTGTAAATAATGAACTTGACACAGCATCATTACTTGCGCATTGTGGTAGTGGCAGTGGAAGAATTTCAAAATGGTATGATCAAAGTGGATTTGGAAGAGTATTAGCACAAGCAACAGTTGTAAATCAGCCTTTATTAGTTTCCAATGGTTCAATTATTACTTTAAATGGAAGACCTACTATTCAATTTAATGCAGACCAATTTTTAAGGACAACAAGTTTTAATTTGGTAGATGTATCTATTTTTACAGTTTTAAATAAATATACTATTACAGCTTGGGGGGCTTATATGCGAAATGTAACAGCATCTGGTAGTTCTTTTGGCTTAGTATCAAGTTCAAACTCATCTTGGCAATCTCAAGCAGTACAGTTTATAAACGGTAGCGACGTGCAAATAAATACTTCTGCTCGCGCTAATACAAAGCCATTACCAACGGGTATCTATTTAGAAAATTGGATCAAGAGTGTTTTGAATACGAATTTGTTTGAGAACAATAATACAATTTCAATAACGTCTGGTTCTACAGGATGGGGAACCAATAATACTTTTACAATTGGTAGTATAAATTTTCAAGGAGACCCAAGCAATAATAAAGTTGACCTTTCAGAAATGGTAATTTATAACTCAAATCAAACATCAAATCGCAGCAATATCAATCAAAATATAATTGTGCATTATGGAATATAAATTAGGATATATTTATCAAACCGAAACCCAAGCAATTGCAGCACGTCAAAAGGCTGCAGATTATATGGGATTGCCTATGCACCCAAATGATACGACTATTTATTGGGTAGACTACAACTACTCGCAACTTGATCAATTTTGGTACATTTCACATGTTGACGGTTTAGAGTTAGTATTTGGTCAACCTACTGAATTTCAAATTTCTTTTAAGAAATGAAACTAACTGATACAACCGCTAACGCATTAGCCACTACCTCATTTGTTAGTTGGCTATCGGCTATATCCACGTTATGGAATCCAATTATCTCAATGATAGGCGGTTTGATTGCAATTATTACGGGCTTGGTGGGCTTAAGGTACTACATTAAAAAATTAAACAATGAAGGAAATAAAACAACGGATATTTGATAATTGGAAAACGACCACTTTAGGGCTTGTAATTCTTGCCGTGGGATTTGGATTCGTTTGGTTTGAGAAAATAACAATGCCTGAATTTACCGCATTTTTAAGCGGTGGTTTGGCTTTATTAATTGCAAAAGACGGAAAATGAAAATAATTCAAGTACCTTTTAAGGATTATTACCACGAGGAAACAACTAAGAACCAAGTGTATTTACACCATACGGCGGGTACTGGCAGCGGTGACCAAGTTTACAAGTGGTGGGGTGCTGACAAACCACGGGTGGCCACTTGCGTAATTATCGACCGAGATGGTACCATTAAGCAAGGTTTCGACTCAAAGTATTGGGCCTATCATTTAGGATTAGGCAACGCCCATTTTAAAAATGAAGGCATCGCTTATCGCAATTTGGACAAAACATCAATAGGAATCGAGATAATTGGATGGGGTTGGGTTACCAAAAAAGGCACAAAGTATTTGACTTATGTTAATTCAGAAGTAAACGCCGAGGATGTGGTAACCTTAGATAAGCCTTTTCGTGGGTTTAAGCACTGGCACAAATACACTCAGGCGCAAATCGATGCGGTCGTTGACTTGTTAAAGTTGTGGAAAGAGCGTTACGGAATCGATATTTCATACAATGAGGACATTTGGGATGTGACCCCAAGGGCTTTAAGTGGCGAGAATGGTGTTTTTACGCATTGTAGCGTAAGAAAAGACAAGTTCGATGTGTTTCCCCAAGCCGAATTAATAGAGGCCCTAAAATCGCTTTAAGTTCATTCATTAGTAAAAAGAGGCCATTCACAAAGTTTTTGGTCTTTTTTTACCCTTTCTTGTATTTTATTTTGTGAATATAAAAAGTAGGTTGTATCATTGTACTATGAAATTTGAAATAACGCATATAACAATGACCTATGCACCTCAAGGGGGCTACATCATTAAGGGTATCGTAAACAACCAAAACGTAACCGCCCACACCAACGATAGCGAGGTTTACGATTGGTATGCAGATGATAAGGAAGCCGAATTGCACGAAGAGGCAGTGATGCTATGCGAAACAAAACTAATGCAGTCGTACGTTAGCGATAACAACAAAGGATGAAAACTAAACCAAGTCTAAACCTTACCAGTTCTGCCATTATCGTAAGCGTGTGGCATTACTCGGCTACCTATTCCCGTAAGGAATTAAATGCCTTAATTAAGAAATATTTTGCCGAATTAGCGCACTTTAAGGGCGGCGAAGTTGATTTTGATATTATGTATGTGTTTTACCGATTTGACCTAATCGATATAATTGATGACTGCATTACATATTACGATTTAGAACCAATAACAATAGAGCAAATATGAACACACCAATAGTTTTCGCCATCTTTATTATAGGATGCCTGACAATAACGGCTTTTGTAGCCCTTGCAATTTACTTGGCTTTCTTCTACAAAGAAACGCCTAACACTTGGAACATTAAAAAACAAAACAATGCTAACTAACCTAATTGAAGCCATCAAAAAAGGGGATATTGACAACCTCGAAGTAATCGTATCCATTATGGAAGCCGATGAATCATTAACCCGTACCGAATTAGATTTAGCGTATCAAAATGGGCGTGTGGATGTCCTGAACGGAGCGTATAAAAAGTCATATTCAGACTGGAAATACCCCAAAAATAACGAGGGCAATATTTCGGATTCACAAAAATAAAAGTTATATTTGCATTAATGGATACACACGAAGCAATGCACGACTTACTCAGTAATTTTACCAATACGCAATTGGTGGAAATGACTGGCATCAACTATTACACGGTCGCAAGTTGGCGGTTTAAATTTAACTGCAATCAACTTTCAATGGAAAAACAAATCCAAATTTTAATGAAATTACACTACACACCAATACAAAATCTATTATGGAAAAAACAAGCAAAGTAACCCAAGTCGCTGGAGTAGGCTCTTGGAATGGTCAGTACGGAATTATGTACAAGTTCGAAGTATCGTTTGAGAATGGCGATATGGGGCAGTATTTAAGCAAGTCAATCGACCAAAACAAATTTAAGCAAGGCGTTGAGGCCACCTACACAATCGAAGGCAAAGAGTTTAACGGCCAAACTTTCTACACGGTTAAACCAGTAATGGCGCAGCAACAAGCCTTTCAAGGTGGCGGAAAACCCGCTTACCAAAAGGACCCTGAAACCGATAAACGCATTACCAGAATGTCGGTGTTGAAAGTTGCCACGGATTTGGTCGTTCACGGACACGTTAAATTGTACGACCTAACCAAAGTAGCCCAAATATTTGAGCGGTTCGTTATGACTGGCGAAGATACCATTACGGCTATGTACGGAGCGGCACAACCCAAGAACAATATCGCCACGTCATTTATGAATGATGCGATAGACCAAGCACAAAACAATAACGATTTACCCTTTTAAATAAAGCACAAATGACATTTCAGGAAATAATTGAAGCGGTGGAGGTGCATAGCATCTCCGCAAAGAACGGGAACGCTAACCCGTTGGATGTTTACATCGAGTTGAAAAACTTGGAATCCCACGTTAAATACTGCAAAGATTTGGTGCAACTAAACGCACTGGATGAGGCGGAAAAATACAAGGGCCAAAGTTACCTTGGTTACGACATCGACGTGCGTTCGGTAGGTGGAAGGTACACTTATGACCATATCGATGAAATAACGGCCCTAAAAGAGCAAATAAAGGACCTTGAGAAGTTGGCTCAAGATTCGTATCGAATGAGCAATAAGGGTTCAATAATGATGAATATGGAAACGGGGGAGGTAACTGCCCCCGCCCATTACAAAGAAGGTCCAACGGCTATAATTTTAAAACTGCGCAAATGAACAAACTAATTAAAGTAAGGGTGGCCGACATTTTATTGCGCCACCCCTCGACTAAGGATAGCGACCGTGAATTAATAGTGCGCTACTGGAAGCAAGAAGTGGCCGATATGCAAGATGCGGCACGGGAAAAATTACAATCAATGCCGTATTTTACATTTGATTCGTTCTTGGCTTCATTTATGACGGGCGGCTTTGAGCATCCTGATAGCATCACAAGGGCAAGGCGGCAATGTCAAGAGCATTACCCACACCTAAGAGGTGCAAAGTATTTGGAACGCTTAGAAAGGCAGAAACAAGTTAAAAAGGATTTAGGCTATGACGTGGAAGGCGGCGGATTTACACCTTAGGCATTGTAAAAAGTGCGGAGTATTGACCCCAAGGGAGGGATTTTACCCCCGAAACGATGGGTACTTTAATTTAATTTGTAAGGTGTGTATTAAAATAAGGGAAAGAGCGCACCTTGAAAAAATGAAAAAGAACCTACTTTGGCGGTGGCAAAAGAGCGAAAACACAAAAGCGTATATAAAAAGGAAAAAAGCAAATGAATCAACACCGATTTGTCCGACTGATTAAGTTAATGCACCTACTGGAAGCAAAGCCAAGGAAACTGCACACGATGACCAGGTACCTAAACGTAAGCGAACGCACAACATACCGATACATTGAGTGCTTTCGTGAAATTGGATACGAGGTTATCAAGTCAAAAGATTTAACTTATACCTTAAAGAAAGAAAAATGCCAGTAGTAGAACAAAAAGTATTTGAGCAATACGAATATCACGATTATCTTATAACAATAGAAGACTGTTGGGGTGGTCCATCATTAAAAGGAACTGCCGTACCTACAAAGTATTCCCATTTGATTCAAGACGAAATGGATATAATGATGTCAGATGATATATTTGAGGCTAATGGTATTGAAAGATATGAGAAAGTATTTGACGAAGAGCAAAAAGAAGTTGTAGAGGTGGATTTAATTCCAATGATACTTTTTGACGCTGAAACTACTATTGTTTGGCTTTCAGACGTTAAGGTTGAATCCGCATCCTCGGTTTTAAGTTTTATTGTAAATGAACTTAACTGGTTGCTTGATTTAAAACCAAAAACAATTGTTTTAAAATTGATATACAAAAAAAGCATTACGCCCAAAGTATCAAAAAACAAACGTGGATTTAATCAGGTGGCTTGGTCATCTATGGTAAAATTGAGGGATGGCAAATGTACAAAGTGTAGCAGCGTTTATGATTTACACGCTCACCACATAGAAGCATTTAAAGATAATGAGGCTTTGAGGTATGATGTAAACAACGGCGTTACTTTATGTGGGCAATGCCATCGAGAATATCACAAGAAAAACGGAAAATAACCCTATATTTGTGGGCTTTATTTCCTGACTTTTGTGTTGAAATTGGGCAACGATGAGAGGTTGTTGCCCTTTTTTTATTATATTTGTAGAGTATTATTTGGAGTGTAAGAGATTCCAATGTTTAAAAGATATTTGCCCGTTGGGTTTGTGTGTACTCTTACTACCACAAACTCGATGGGCTTTTTTTATGGCAGAAAACAAAAAATCTTTTCTCTTGTATTGCGACCAACAAGGGATATTTAACCAACTACCCGATGAAATAGCGGGGCGATTAATTAAGCACATATTCGCATATGTGAACGACGAGGAACCAGTAACCGATGAACTAATCGTGAATATTGCGTTTGAACCAATCAAGCAACAATTAAAGCGTGATTTGGTAAAGTACAATCAATTCGTTGATAAACAACGGGATAACGGCTTAAAAGGTGGCCGACCAAAGAAACCCAACGAAACCCAAAAAACCCAAGCCTTTACGGAAGAACCCAAAAAAGCCGATAATGTTAATGTTAATGTAACTGATAATGTTAATGTAAATGAAATAGATATAAAAAGAGATAAATCTCTTGTGGTGGATGGGAACGAAATTTTTTATGAAGATGCCTTTAATCAGGTTTGGAAGGCTTACAATTATTCAAGTACACGCCAAGCGGGAAGCAAAGCGAAAGCGTTGGCCAAGTGGATGAAATTGAGTAACGATGATATTTTGGCAATTCGAACCCATTTACCCAAATTTATAAAAGCCCACGTCGAAGCGAAAAAAACCGAGTTTTTCCCCGACTTTACAACGTACCTGAATGGGCGGCGGTTTGAGGATGAAAAAATGCCCTACGCCACGAACCAAGCGAAAGGCGATGACTTTTTAAATAAATTTGTATGAGGGTTTTAATAGCGTGTGAATATAGCGGAGCGGTTCGTGATGAGTTTATAAAACTTGGACACGATGCGATGAGTTGCGACCTTTTGCCCACCGATGTACCTGGTCCGCATTATGAGGGGGATGTTTTTGATATTATAAATGATGGATGGGATTTAATGATTGCGTTTCCCCCGTGTACGCATTTGGCCGTAAGTGGAGCGGCTTGGTTTGAAGCAAAAAGAAAAGATGGAAGACAACAAGAAGGTTTAGATTTTGTTAAAAGACTAATGTTGTCAGAAATTGACAAAATTGCGATTGAAAACCCAATGGGAATTATAAGTACTAACATAAGACCTCACGACCAAGTTATACAGCCGTATCAATTTGGTGACCCTTTCCAAAAGTCTACTTGTTTATGGCTTAAAAACTTGCCAAAATTAACACCTACTAACATTGTTGGTAAAGGGGAGTTTAAGGAGTGGGTTGATAAAAAGACAGGCAAAAAGAAAAGACAACCTCTTTGGTTTTTTGAGGCTTTATCTCAAGGCGATTTAAGATGGAAAATAAGAAGCCAAACATTTCCTGGTATTGCCAAAGCAATGGCAGACCAATGGAGTAGGCCAGGAATTATTCAAGGAAAATTATTTTGATTTTACAAAATAAAAAACAATATTTGCACAATGGAAACGAATTATATACTGGAAACCCCCGACATAGATTTGGCAATGGTCGTTAAGCGATTCTGCGACTTGTCGGAAATAGAACCACCGAGGCAAGGGGTGGAATTTATAGCATTGCTAAAATTAGGCTTTGGCCGATACCCGTTTGAAACTTTGGAAAATGCATTTACGCATTGGATGGTCAACAAAACGGATATTAGACCCGTTAAGATTTGCAATATAAAGTGGATTTCAGACGTTTTAAATGATTATATTGAGCGGAACGCCCATACTATTAAAAAGAAACCAAAGTACCCGCAAATGGCGTTAGAATCGCCCAAGGAAGAACCCGTGGATTATATGAGCGTAGCCCGTAGGATGTTTGCAATAATTGAGGCGGACCATAAAGCAACCATATTCCCCTCGGTTTTTGCAAGTGCTTGGGATTCTTTACCGCCCACGATGGTCGAAGAGTCCGAGTATTTTAGGTATTTGGAACTGATTGAAAATAGGGAAGCCTATCAGGTGATACGTTCAACAATGTTGATAGGAAAGCACAAGGTAAAACGTGACAAATTAAATCAAGACATAATCGAAAAAGCCGCTTCAATGATGGCATATTTAAAAACACAATGTTAACACCAACTACGGATTTTTACGCCGAATACTTAAAGATAAAGGCGAAAAGCACACGGGATTCTAACGCCCAAACAAGACAAATTGAAGCCCTCCAAAACGAACTTGCGACCCTTAGGGTAAAACATCGTAAAGAAGTAGGTCAATTGCGTATGGAAATAATAAACCTAAGGCGGGATGAAATGACCAATTTTGATGCGCAATACTTGATTGATTCCAAACGTATGATATTTAAGGTCGCTGAATTTGTTGGGTGTTCATACGATGATTTAATTGGAAAGTGGCGAATGAGGGAAGTGGTAACCGCAAGGCATATTTTATTTCACTATTTCCGTTATAAGATGGGAATGAAGTTAAATCAAATTGGGGTATTATTTGAGCGTGACCATTCAACGGTTATACACGGCGTTCGGAAGGTTCAGGAATTTATAGACAACCCAAAGTATTACAAACAAGAAAACATTTTAATAGAAAAAATTTACGGAGGTAACAAATGAGCATCAAAACATTTTGATAACCAAATAAATAAAAATATGAGCATCAAAAAAAATAGTTGGAACGAGCAACACTTGACCCAAGGGCGGATGGTAGCATTTCGCCCTAAGTTATCCGACAAAACCCGCATAGGTCAGGTGGTACATTGCGATGGCAAAACCGCAAAGGTGGAATTTGCCGAAGGCATCGAAGTAGTATTGGCCGATGATTTAACGCCGATTTTTAGCACGATAGCCCCGTGAGCGAAAGTAAACTACAAATCGCAATGGTGAAGTGGTTTAGTTTTTTCTATCCCAAGCGTTATTTAATGGCTATTCCCAACGGGGGAAATCGTAGTCCGATTACTGGAGCCATTTTAAAAGCCGAGGGCGTAAGGGCGGGAGTTGCTGACTTGTTTTTGATGGAAGCCATTGCACCTTACCACGGGTTGTGGATTGAGGTTAAATTGGAAAAGGGTAGGCAGTCCGATAAGCAGAAAGAATTTCAGCAAATCGCAACGGATAAAGGCTACAAATACATAATTGTGCGCACAATGGACCAATTTAAGGATGGTGTTAATGATTATTTACAAAATAAAATATAACTTTGAAGTGTGCTAACCATCCAAGCAATAGCGGCCCGACACGATGAGTGGATTAAGATGGCGAATTACTTGGGTAGCGATAGCCCCGAAGACGTGGTTCAAGAAATGTATCTTAAACTTTGCGAGGATATCGATTTGGTTGCACGGATTGAGTATAAAAAAGGTGAGGTAAATTCTTGGTATATCTTTTCGATACTGCGAAGCAAAATAGTTGATGCCCATCGCAAGACCAAAAGAGAATATTATGATGAAACATTGTACGACCCGATTTTGCCGCCTGATGATAGCGAAAATGAATACGAGGAGTTAATGATTGAAATAAAATTGACCATCGACAAAATGAGCGATTACGACCAAATGTTATTGGAACTGCATTTCGTTTATAAATTGTCGATGAGGGAAATTGAAAAGCGCACTGGCATCCCTTTACATTCAATTTTTAATCGTTTGATGAATGCAAAAAATTTAATTAAATTCGAAAATAATGGAAAATATAAAAGTTACTGCGAAGCACTCGACCAAAAAGAGGCCATCGCAAGGCCTCGGCGATACGATAGCCAAAGTCACGAAAGCAACGGGTATTGAAAAGGTAGTGAAATTTATTGCGGGTGAGGATTGCGGATGCGACGAGCGCAAAGTAAAGTTAAACCAAATGTTTCCGTATGGAAAACAACCCCTTTGTTTAACCGAAGCCGAGTTTCATTGGTTCCAAAACTACAAAAGTCAAAATGCAACGCATCTAAGCAAAGAAATGGCCGACCAAATTAGCCAAATTTGGAGCCGTATATTTCAGGCACGAAGAGTTTACCGCCCGTGTACTTGTAACCCCCGTGAATGGTCTAAAATGGTAGAGGAAATAAATAAAGTTTACGAAACGTATGAACATTGAGATTAAAAAACTAAGCGAATTAAAACCCGCACCATACAACCCACGGGAATCCACCAAAAGACAAGAGGCGGATTTGGCGAGGTCATTGGAAAAGTTCGGAGTAGTAGAGCCAATTATTTGGAACAAGCAAACTGGATACATTGTAGGCGGACACTTTCGAGTAAGGGAATTAATAAAGCAAGGTTACGAGGCCATTGAATGCGTAATCGTAGACCTATCCCCCGAAGATGAAAAGGAGTTGAATATAAGGCTAAATGCAAATACGGGCCAATGGGATTGGGATTCAATTGCAAACAATTTTGAGATTGAGGAAGTATCGGATTGGGGATTAAGCATTCCTATCGAGGTTTTTGATGAAGACGAAGATGAGCAACCCAAAGAAAAAAATCCCTACACCAAAAATATTACCCTAACTTATTCCATCGAAGAGGCCGAGCGCATAGAATCCGAACTTTATAACATCGCATCGACACTTGAACAAGCCGTGCAAATACTACTGCAAAAATGAAAGCATATAGAAACACACTTAATACCCTCCCCGATGATTTCACCCCCGTACTTGTATTCGAGGCGGGAAACGATGTGGCCTACGTTGGATACCACGATGAGGGTAATTGGTTTGAGGCTCACACGGGCGAACCATTAAACGAGGTTACTTACTGGATGCCCATCCCGCTACTCCCGTACCAATGAAAAACCACGTTAAAGTTTACTTGAGCCACTTTGGATATAGTCAAGGTGAATATATACCTTGCGAAAATTGCGGCGGAAATGGTGTCGATATTCATCATTTGAAATTTAGGTCGCAAGGCGGCGATGACCACATAACTAATTTAATGTGTTTGTGTCGTGATTGCCACTTTGAAGTGCATAACGGAACGAAGATAAAAACCGAAGATTTAATCAAAAAGCATTACCGAGTTTTAGGTATAGAAAAAGCAACGATAGCCGATGATGAGCAGCAATAGAATTATAGTGTTAATCGATTCGGTGGGGGCCGTGGAATACCATCGCTTGGCTATGCCGTTTGAATACATCAAAGAGCGGACTAAGATTACCTTTGCCGTTCAAGAAGCCGAAATAAACGCCGTGGATTTTTCCGAGTTCGACGTTTGTGTAATATCGAGGTATTTAGTGAATATGGATAAGTTAAGGGAAGCCAAAGCAAAGGGCTTGAAAATAATTGTCGACATAGATGATTATTGGAACGTTCCCAAATACAACCCCGCTTATAAACTTTATAACGAAAAGGGCAAAAAATCAGTAATTGAAAGCCTAAAATTAGCGGATATGGTTTGGGTTACCACTTGGCAACTTGCCGAAAAGGTAGCCGAAATAAATCCCAATGTACACATAATCCCAAATTACATTGATACAAGCGTGAGCCAGTGGCACGAAGTCGCTGAACACCCATTCACAATTGGGTACGTTGGGGGCTTTTCCCACTTGGAAGATTTAAAATTATTACGGGGGCAAATGGAAACGCTATGTACAAAATACAACGCCCGTTTTTTACTTTGCGGATACAAGCATTTAGACCCTTTGTACTTGGAATTTGAAAAGGCAGTTCACGATAGCAAGGATAGGCCTGATTGGTTTTGGGTTGCCGAGGCTACGAATGTATTGCAGTACGGCAAATACTACGCTCATATTGATTTGGTTTTAGCCCCATTAGCAAAGACCAATTTTAACCGACACAAAAGTGAATTAAAGATAGTTGAGGCCGCCGCTTACAAATTACCCATTGCCGTGAGTGATGTGGAACCATACACGAACCATAAAGAAAATGAGGGGGTGACCTTTGTCAAAAATAACGATTGGATTTCCGCCGTGGGCGAGATGATTGAAGGTAAAAAATTAAAGGAGCAAGGGCAAAAGAATTTTGAATACTGTCAAGAACACCACAATATTGATACGATAAATCAAAAGAGAATGGAACTGCTTAATTTAATGTGAAACAAAAGTGAGCGATATGGCAAACGAAGAAAACTTAACACCATTTGAAAAGGGAAGCATCCCTAACCCAAACGGCCGACCAAAGGGAAGCAAGAACCGAAGCACAATAGCCCGTAAATGGTTGGAAACAATGCAGAACGCAAAGAACCCAATTACTGGCATTGATGAGAACCTAAGCCAAGAAGATTTAATTACTTTGGCAATGATACACAAAGCCCGAAAGGGTGACGTGGCGGCCTATAAACAATTAATGGATTCGACCTTTGGTATGCCGATGCAACAAATTGAAAATACCATTATTGAACAACCACTATTTCCCGAGGAACCAACCAATGAATAATATTGAGCCATCGCATTATCAAGGGGAAGTTGAGTGCATTGAGGCAATTAAAGCCAGTATGCCAACGCAACAATTTTTAGGTTACTTGAAAGGGAACGTGCAAAAATATCTTTGGAGGTACGACCGAAAAAATGGGTTGGAAGATTTACGCAAGGCGCAATGGTACTTAAATAGGTTGATATCTGAACTTGGATAAAAAGAATGTTTATGGTATCTTTGATAAATGGAAGTATTCAAAGACATAAAAGGGTATGAGGGCATTTACCAAATTTCAAACTTTGGCAATGTTAAGTCTTTAAAGCGGGTAATTATGCGCAGCGATAATAGAAAGCGAACCATACCCGAAAAAATAAAACGCTCAACGCCCGACCACGGATATAGAAAAGTAGGATTGCACGATAAAGATGGGAATGCCAAAACTTATTCTATTCATAGGTTGGTGTTAAAAACATTTTTGCACGAAAGCGACTTGTATGTGGACCACATTGATGGGGATAAGCACAACAATAATTTGGAAAACTTGCGGTACGTTACAAATTCCGAAAATCTAACCTTTCGCAATACTAACAAAGAATATAAAAGTAAATACCCATACGTCTATTATGACAAATCAAGAAACGACTATCGGGTTTATAAGCACGGACCAAGGATAAAAACATTTGAGGAGGCCAAGGCATTAGCGATATGTTTATACGGACCACGGCAATAAACAAACTTTTAAAACTTAACAAATTTGTTAAGGGCGTTCAGGGTGGTTCCAGTGCGGGGAAAACTTATGGGATAATACCCATTGAGATAAACTACGCAATTAGAAACCCAAGCACGGAAACATCTATTGTTGCCGAGTCCATACCTCATTTAAAGCGTGGGGCGATTAGGGATTTTAAAAAGATAATGAAGGAAACGAACCGTTGGAATGAATCCAATTGGAACGCAAGTGATTTTAAGTATACATTTTCAAACGAATCGTTTATTGAATTTTTTAGTGCGGATAATAGTGCCAAATTAAGAGGCGCACGGCGGGATAGGTTGTATATTAATGAGTGTAATAACATTGATTTTAATTCTTACACCGAATTAGCAATGCGAACCAAACAATCTATTTTTTTAGATTGGAATCCAACAACGGAATTTTGGTTTCACAATGAGGTTATACACGATGATGACGTTGATTTTATAATTTTAACCTACAAAGACAATGAAGCCGCCCCGCTTAAATCCGTTGAGTTTATTTTAAAGGCAGAACAAAAAGGTAAAACGTCTGAATATTGGCGGAATTGGCATAGAGTTTACGGCTTGGGGGAAATAGGCAATTTGGAGGGCGTTGTATTCAGCAATTACCAATTAGTGGACTCTATACCCGAAGAGGCAAAGTTAATCGGTTACGGCTTGGATTTTGGTTATAGCAACGACCCTACCGCATTGGTTGGAATCTACTTATTTAACGGGCAAAGGTACATCGACCAAATACTTTACCGCACTGGTATGATGAATGGGGAAATAGCCAAGCACATTGAAAGCGGCGTTATTTGTTATGCTGATTCTGCGGAGCCAAAAAGCATCGAGGAAATCCGAAGGTATGGCAAAACAATCCGAGGGGTTACGAAAGGCAAGGACTCGATAAACTACGGCATTCAGGTTATGCAAGAACAAGCGTATTTTATTACCAAGCGAAGCACCGACCTAATCAAAGAATTACGGGGCTACATTTGGGATAAGGACAAAAGCGGTAACACTATGAACCGACCCATTGGGGTGGACCACGCCTTAGATGCGTTCAGGTACCACGAAATGGAAGCCATTGGGATTAAGCGTAATTTTGGTCAGTACGACGTGCGTTAAAACATTTGCTTTTATTGGCGTTATTTAAGTATGGAAATAACGATACCAACCCACCTAAGCGAAGTGCCGCTTTATCAGATGGTGGAATATAATTCACTGCCCCACCAAGAAGAAACGGAACGGGGAATAAAAGCCGTTAGTATATTTTTAGGGCTTACAAATAGTGAAACCGCACGTTTGCCGTTGAAGGTACTTAACAAGGCCGTAGAGCATATCTCTAAATTCCTAAACGAAACCCCCGAACTACAAACGACATTCGAACACAAGGGCGTTAAATACGGATTCATCCCGAATATTGATGACATCACAACGGGCGAGTTTATTGATATTGAAAACTACCAAAAAGAACCTAAGGACACTTACAAAGTTTTAAGCGTTTTATATCGCCCTATCATAAAGGAAGGGCAAGGCAAACGCTACCTTATCGCCCCGTATAAAGGCGAGGTAAACGATGCGTTTAAAGATATGCCGAGTGACGTTGCATTTGGTGCGCTGCTTTTTTTTTGGCGTTTAGGAATCGACTTATTGGCTTATACCCTGAAATCTTTGGAGCAAAAGAGGGAAGTGCTGACGAAAACCAATTCTCAAAAAAATGGGGTTGGATGGGGTTCATACAATTACTCACTGGAGGCGATGTTACAAAATTTAGACAAGTTAGTCAACTTCCCATTCATACCTCTTTCGTGTGGGGTGCTTACAAAAGCGATATGGCTGAACTTGAGCGACAAATTATTAATAAAAAACGATGAGCAAAGATAATTTAGGCGGGATTTTCGCCATACTAAAAGAGATAGCCGATGAGTTAGGTTGGAATTATAGCCACGGGAATATGACCGAAAAGTCATTTAAGGCCGTGAACGTATATCCATTGCAACACGTCACCATAAATAATATAACCGTTCAAGAGCAAATCGCAACTTATTCGGTAAATATTATAATTGCGGACTTGGTGAACTTTTTAAAGACCGAGAACGAAGGATTAAATCCCGTTGTGCTTTATTCTGAAATTGGATATACTGAAAATACCAATTACGCCCACGTTTTGCAAGAACTTTACGTCTTGTTTAATTTGAAGGTAAGGGAAAAGCGGCTTCAATATGCCGAAGATGTAAATATCGTATACCCATTGACGTTCAATCCTTTTATTGATGCCGAGGCGGATGTTTTAGCGGGGTACACCATTACCCTAACTATTGAAGGCAAAGCCCCAACCGTTATAGATTGCTATAATGAAGTATAAATTAACCGCTTTAGTTGTTCAGGATGCCGCCAATTTTATGGCTAAGGCTGCCCAATTGACTTTACAAGCCAAGCATACCCGCACGGCTATTAGAGCCAGTTGGAAAAAGGTCGGTTCGTCTTGGGAACCAACGAGCGTAACCAAGCAAAAGATAAGGGCGAATTATGTGGCTTCGGGAAATTTAGTGCGAAGCATCCAACCCGTTGCCGATGGCTTAGAATTTGGTATTGAGTTTGATTCATACGGCCAAATGTTAATAAACGGCCGACAACCCTTTGGTAAAAATAAAGGGGGCAAAGGAATCCCACCAAGCACACTAAGGGAGTGGGGCAAAATGCGTAACCTTAGACCAAAGGACCCTAAGAGTGGGCAATTTATAAAGAACACCGATGCAAATCGCAAAGCAATGTTTTTTATGATGAACCGAAAAATAAAACACTTTGGAATTGAGCCGTTTGATTTTGTAAAAATGCCACGGCGATACACCTTAGATAAATATACCCAACCAATTAAAGATGCCATTAGGCAAGATATAACCAACACAATAGCAAACCGATGAATTTTAACGTACAACCAAGCGGAGTAGTAGGGGCAAATAGCCCTATAATTTATCAATTCTTTGATGCCCTTTACACATCGACAAACTTTTATTATAAAGTTGAGGTATTTGTATGGACTGGAACCACAACAATACCCGCCTCCCCCATTGCGACTATCGAGCGAGTTCCTGACACTTTCGCAAGTGGTCGGGCATTTGTCGATATCCATAAAATTGTTCAGCAATATTTAACCAACGATTTTTTCACGGCTTCGGGTTACAAGGTAAATGTGAACGGAGGGGCGGTAAATTGTGCCGTTAAGGTTCAGGGGTTCTATACGGGTGGTTCGACCTCATTAATTACCTCCAATGTGGTTTTGGCCACAAATGGCTATACCTATATGGCCGATGGATTTAACGACCCATTAGTTACTACGGGATTATTGACATCCAAAACTAAATTTATTATACCGATAGGCACACCAAGTTATTACGTTTGGTTTGATGCTTCGGTCGTTACGGAATTGGAAATTGACGTTACTGCGGTTACCCCAAATACGGTGACGGGAACGGCCACAAGGATACAAGGCGTTGACTTGGTGCAACTTTACACGAATGCGGGAGCCAGTGGCGATACTACCTTAATAGTTACTGCGGGAGCATCTCAATTTAATTTTGCAATTGAACGCCCTTGCCAAAATAGATATGGTTTAATCCCTTTGCATTTTTTAAACCGATGGGGGGTGTATGAATCGTATGTATTTAATGCTTTACACCGAACGCAAATAGACGTAACCCGTGAGACATTTCAACGGGCAATGTTTGCCCAAACCGATATGAGCGCACGATGGGCCTACGGATACCAAATAAATACGCCGTACTTGGTAAACGCCAAAGAAAAATACACCTTAAATTCAAATTACATTCCCGAAGATGATAACGACTCGGTGCAACAAATGTATTTAAGCGATAATATTTTATTGCAAGATGGGGCGATTAAGAGTGCAACGATTACGGATGCATCGCTTGGATTTAAGACCCGCACAAACGATAAATTAATCGACTATACCATTAACGTGGAAGTAAATTCACCTTTAATAAATAAAGTGGTACGATGAGATTTTCACTTGTTATTGATGGCAAGGTTGTGGATTTGTTCAGCGATGAAACGATACAACTTACAAGGGCTATAAAAGATTTTTTAACGACCCAAGCCCGTACCGATTTTACCCAACAATTCAACATCCCATCTACATCGGTAAACGACCCAATCTTTGACAATTACTTTGATGAAAATTCGGTTCTTAGCGGTTGGAATGCTTATGTTAAATTAGATGCAATAATCTACATTCATTCAATTCCCATTTTTAGCGGGTGTGTTGAACTTACGGGGGTTGAGTACAAAAACGGATTACCACGTCAATACAATTTGATTTTTTACGGACAAGGCAAAACGGCGATAGCGGATTTTGGTGAGAAGACTTTACCAATGGTCGACTGGACCGCCTACAATCACACGGTTAATTATTCAAATGTCATCGATTCGTGGTTCGGAACTTTACTAAGTGGTAAAGTGCTTTACCCCGTTGCCGATTGGCATATCGGTTTGAGTTATTGTAAGGTACCCGTAATCGACAATAATTTGTATCAAGGTGGCTTGGCAATAAACGACCTTAGACCCGCTTTACTTTTAACCGAAATGGTAAAGGCTTGTTTTTTGGATATTGGCTATACCCTGAGCGGTTCACTTTTTGACCGAGATAATCTCACCGACCTTTTTGTCATCCCGATGAACGGGGCGGGGCCAGTACAAAATTCTAATAACGTAGATTCGAAAATAAACGAAA